GTGGTACTATTACTATTGATGATCGAATTCCTGTGGGTGTATATAAAACAGGGAAAAACATCGGAGCAACCCGCTACAAAATAATTAAGAAGAATTACGAACTACCCCGCCTGTGTGAACCACTAAAGGGGACAGAGGTAAAGAAACCAGAAGGTTCTCAACCTATCTGGCAGACCAACGAAGATGTACTAGCAACAATCAAGCTGACTAAACACTCTCGGAAATTGGTTAACCTTATCCAGAGTTACACAAAGCTCGACAAACTGCGTGGTACTTATCTTGAAGGAATCCCTCTCTTGATAGAAAAGATGAATTGGGAGCCAAACATGATTCATGGAAACCTCAACCAGTGCGTTGCGTGTACCGGGAGACTTTCTTCGACGAAACCAAACCTCCAGAACATGCCACCAGAAACTAAAGTATTCATGGAGAGTCGTTATCCATAGGAGATTCAAAAATGCTATTTGAAATTGGACACAAGAGACAGGGAAGTGCCTTCTTTAACTGGAAAGAAACCAAGAACTTTCCATCCATGCATGAGGCAGAACTATATTGTCGTGGCCTTAGCTGGAGGGAGGAGCAACTGCTGATTACTCAAGTCTTCAAGGAAGAGAAGCAAGTGAGTCCCTAAATGCCTATTTGCAACGTAGATGCCCGAGCCCTAGAAGTTTACTGTGCTGCCTATTTGAGTAAAGACAAGTTACTTTGTCAGGAGCTTATAGACGGAGTGGATATTCACAGTGTTAACCAAGAGGCTCTAGGCCTTCCTTCTCGCGGTATTGCCAAAATCTTTATCTTCCGAATTCTCTACGGGGGGACTGAATACTCCTTTGCTAATGACCCAGAGTTTGCTGAGGTGTCTACTTCAAAAGATTACTGGAAAAAGGTGATTGAAAACTTCTACAGTAAGTATAAGGGGGTTGCTAAGTGGCACAATGAGATAGTCCAAACTGTGACTCAGACAGGGGTTCTGGTTTCACCTACGGGGAGACAGTACCAGTTTGAGAGAGACAGAAGAGGAGAATGGCCTGTCACACAGATCAAGAACTTTATTGTTCAAGGTCTTGGTGCGGACATCATGGCTATTGCTCGGGTATCGTTCCACAATAGGTTTAAAGCAGGGGGTTTCACTGGAGTTGAGATCAATACAATCCATGACTCAATCGTAGTGGACTGCCCCTCAAATGAAGTAGATGCAGTAGTACGGTTGTTCCATGAGGTCTTCCGTGACCTCCCAATTAACTTCGAACATATCTTCAAGACACCCTTCGACTTACCCTTAAGATGTGAAGTCGGAGTGGGGGATAATGCTAAGGAACTGAAAGAAGTAAAAGTTGCTTGACACCCTGTACCGAAGTATGGTACAATAGATGTATAAACTGAAAAAGGAAACTTAAAATGAACTTGTTTAATGTAGTTGATAAAGTAAATGATGTATTATTTGGTGAGTCTGTCGATTCTATTCTTGCAGACTTCAACGATAAGTTGGCTCAGTTAGATAAGCTGATTGACAACAAGTTGTTCTTGGTTGAGTCTTATACCCTTCGTATAGATCAACTAGGGAAAGACCGGGCTGCTGCAGAACAGGAAATCGTTCGTGCCACTGCTGTTCACAACAAGATTTCTAACCTTATCACAACTACGGAGTAATAACTATGCGTATAACTATACTCAACGTAACCCACGAGCATGTACCTAACGCCAAAGGTGGTTATGGCAAGCTGGATGTAGCCTACAAGAACGATGGCAAGACCGAAGGCAAGAAGATCATGTCGTTCTCCAACGAGGCGGTCTTCAACACTGTTCGTGAGGCCAAGGCTGGTGATATGTTTGATGTTGTCACTGAAAAGGACAAGAACAATTACTGGCAGTGGGCTAGTGTGACTCCCGTACATGGCGCTGCGGCTGCTCAGGAAGCCACTGTTGCCACTAAAACCACCAGTGGTGCTACCACCACCCCTCGGAGTACCTACGAGACTCCAGAAGAGAGGGCTAAGAAACAGGTGTACATCGTTCGTCAGTCTAGCATTGCTAACGCTATTGCTTACTCTCAAGGGGTTAAGGCCCTTAAAACAGCAGAAGATGTTCTCAAGGTGGCGGCTCAGTTCGAGGCATTCGTCTTTGGTGAAAAGTATGACGATGGTACTGTATTCACCATGAAGGATGATGCAGATATGGTTATCCGGTAATGTTTATTCACACAGAGGTACACTATGACTGTAATGACGACCCTATTCTGGATGAATATGGACAGACAATTCCTACCTTCGTCTGTATTTGTCATGCCTTCTCTGCTGATGAATGCAGTTGTGGGGCGTGGGGTAAAGAAGATGAGAGGCTAAAAGAATGGTAACAGCTCTGATCGACGCCGACATTGTCTGTTTCATGGCAGCTGCGTCTGCTGAACTGGAGCCTCTGGATGCAGCCTTGCTTAGGGCAGATCACCATATGCGTGATATTCTGGAAGCTACTGAAGCAGTGGGCTATAAGGCTTTCATATCGGGAGCTAACAACTTCCGGTATGAAGTTAACCCCTACTACAAGGCAAACAGAACTGCTCCTGACCCTATCCATAGGGAGGCTGTCAAGGAGTTTCTGATTACCGAGTGGGGGGCCTCTGTAACCGATGGCTATGAGGCTGATGATGCCCTTGGTATCAACCAGACAGAAGATACCATTATTTGCAGTATAGACAAAGATTTGAAAATGATTCCGGGCAAGCACTATAGCTGGCCCATCCTGCGTAAAGGAGTTGTGATTCGTGAAGCTAAAATATCAAGTGTTACGGAACTGGAGGGCCTTAAAGCTTTCTATACGTCATTGTATGTTGGTGACACGTCAGACAACATCATCGGTGTGCGTGGAATTGGGGCTGTTAAAGCCGCGAAAATAATTGATCCCTTGCCCTCTGAACGGGCTATGTTCAACACAGCAAGAGCCGCCTATGCTGACGATAGCCGCTTCTTCATGAACGCTGCTTGTCTTTGGATTCTTCGTCAGGAGGGAGAGACCTTCATGGAGAGGGAGATAGCTCATGTCTAAAGCTTGGCTCCTCCTTGCTCTTCTGGTAGGGGCCTCTGCAATAGCAGAGCCTCTTCCTGAGCAGATCATTATCACCCAAGAAGCCTTTATGCAGTTGAAGGGGATGTTTGCAGAGCAAGCCGCTCAACTCTCTGAACAGACAGGCCTTGCCCGTCACTGGTTTACTGAATATGCAGACCTTAAGGCCTGTGTTAAGGACAGTGGTAGCCATGCAGAGGCAGTGATGTGTACCGGGGCATACTATGCGGGTAAGTAAACGGCAGACAAGAAAGGAAGCTCTATCCAAAGGCTTCCGCTCCAATTTTGAGTATGAGATTGCAAAGTACCTTACTGCTCTAAAGGTCAACTTTGAGTACGAGAAAGAGCGAATCAAGTACGTAGTACCAGAAGCAACTAAAACTTATACCCCAGACTGGCTAGTCAATGGGGTGCTGTACGAGGCGAAGGGACTGTTCTCTCCAGTAGACCGGAAGAAGATGCTTTTTGTTAGGGATTCCAACCCCGGCCTAGTAATCAGGCTAATCTTTCAGAACAGTCAGGTTAAGATACGAAAAGGTTCCAGCACGACATATGCGGACTGGGCAACCAAGAATGGGATGGAGTGGGTAGACTTTAGGGATAAGAGAAAGATAGAGAGATGGTTTCAAGGGAAAGAGTAAGAGAAAATGGCTAGACCACCAAAAGTCAACTATAGATGCATGGGAGATACAGATGAATGTATAGACCATCAGCAAAAAGGTGGCAAAGAAGGGTATGGACATATACAAGGACAGAGACTCCATAGAATAGTGTTTAACTTTTACAATGGGTTTCTCCCAGAAGTGGTTATGCATATATGTGACAATCCAAGATGTATAAACCCAAAGCACCTTGTAGCAGGAACTTGGGCTCTAAACAATAAAGACCGGGCTAGTAAGGGGCGTAGTGCTAAGACTAGGGTAGATGCACGAAAGCTTTCTCCTGAACAAGTACACGAGATTCTTTCTCGTTACACTCATAGTAGAAGTACAAAGCCTAATCCTAATGGGATATCTGCTCTTGCTAATGAGTTTAAGGTTGACACTAATACTATCTACAAAATAGTAGAACAGAAAGGATATAAAGAATGAAGATACTTTGTCTAGATTGCGAAACTGCGCCTAACACAGTATACTGTTGGGGTCTGTTTAAGCAGAATATAGCTATCTCCCAGATCGTAGATAGCAGCTACTTGCTCTGTTACTCTGCCAAGTGGTTGGGTAGTAATGAGGTTATGTTTGATAGTGTACATAACAATACCCCAAAGAAGATGCTGGAAGGTATTCATGATCTGATGGATGAAGCAGACGCCATTATCCATTACAATGGAAATCGTTTTGACATTCCAGTGCTGAATCGTGAGTTTCTTACACATGGTTTTGCTCCACCATCACCTGCCAAACAGGTTGACCTTTACCTAACTGTTCGTAAACAGTTCAAGTTTGCTAGTAATAAACTGGACTATGTTGCACAGCAACTAGGCCTTGGTCAGAAGAAGGACACTAACTTTGCTCTGTGGGTTGGCTGTATGCAAGGTGATCTAGATTCTTGGCAGACTATGGAAGAGTACAATGTGCAAGACGTTATCCTTCTGGAAGCTGTCTATAACGTAGTCAAACCTTGGATTAAGAATCACCCTAATCATGGTCTGCATACAGATGGTCTTGTGTGTCCTAACTGTGGAGGTAATCATTATCAACGACGTGGTTTCGCCCATACACATGCAGGAAAGTACCAACGCTTCTTCTGCCTCGGGTGCAATAACTGGTTCCGTGGGCGTAAGTCTGAAAAGACCCAAACCTTCGTTAACATCCAAAATTGAGTGGCCTGATCTATGGCTCCCACCAATCAACTTGTATAGTGTTCCTAGGAGAGCAACATAACTACCATCGCGTTTGACTCCGTAACAATTGCCGCAGATAAGCAAGCTACTATAGGTAATCTCAAGAGGACGTGTACTAAACTACATGAAATTGATGGGATGCAAGTAGCTGTATCTGGACAACTATCACTAGGTATCAAGCTTATCGAGTGGGTTCGTAATGGGCGTGACCTTGATTCCTTCCCGGAAGGTATTGAGGATGACGAAGGTATAATCCTAGCCTACCTTGTTATTATTGACAGGAAGGTGATCTACTTATACGAAGGTACACCTATCCCTATTATCTTTGAGGATAGGTACTTTGCAAGTGGTAGCGGGAGTAACTTTGCTCTGGCAGCTATGGAAGCAGGTAAGACCGCAGAAGAGGCTGTGCTCATTGCAAGTAAGTACGATGTATACACTGGCATGGGTGTGGATGTACTACCATGCTAGTACATTGGTTGATAATCCTTCTATGTTTTTTAATAATAATCAAAACTTTAACGGACTATTAATATGAACCCACTATTGTTCCCCCTTGTAGACAAAGTAATCGACACTGTTGGGGACTTGTTCCCATCGGAGGAAAAGAAAAATGAAGCAAAACTTAAGCTCCTTCAAGCAGAGCAATCAGGACAACTGGAAGAGACTAAAGTACAGCTTAGTGCTATTCTTGCAGAAGCTAACTCTACTGATCCACTAACCTCAAGGGCTCGCCCTACCTTCCTGTATGTAATCTACATCATCATCCTGTTTGGTATCCCTATGGGTTTCCTGAGTGCCTTTAGCCCAGAGACCGCTACCGCTGTTTCTACAGGATTTAAAGACTGGTTGGCAGCCATCCCAAACGAACTCTACGCTTTGTTTGGTGCAGGTTACCTTGGGTATGTTGGAGCTAGGACATATGACAAGAAGAATGGAGTTACTAAATGAGTACGACCCTAACAGAGCTACAAGAAAAGCTCAAAGAGGTTGATGAAATCACGTTGATGGAACTACTGAATGTCTCTTCGGAGGATTTGGTAGAACGCTTTGTTGACGTGATTGAGGACAAGTTTGATAAGCTTGTAGAGGAATATGATGACTGAGTATGGCCCACAACTAGCTATCTCGGAAGAAACCCATGCAAGGAAACATCGCCTCCACGGAGAATCTTTCCGGGAGGCCATGAGTAGAATTGCAGGTACCCTTTCAGATACACCAGAACATTTCTATCATTATAGGGACATCCTACTAGGTCAACGATTCCTTCCCGGCGGGAGGATTCAATCCGCCGTAGGTAGCCCACGAAAAACAACTGCCTTCAACTGTTATGTTAGTCAAACGATAGATGACAGTGCTATGGGTATCATGGAGGCAGCTAATGACGCCTTTAAGACTATGCGGCTTGGCGGTGGTATTGGGTATGATTTTTCCACTATTCGGCCTAAAGGTGATCTTATCGTTAGTTTGGATAGTAAAGCATCTGGCCCAGTATCTTTCATGCTTATCTTCGATGCTATCTGTAAAACAGTAAGCAGTGCAGGACATAGGCGTGGCGCACAGATGGGGGTGCTTCGTGTAGACCACCCAGACATTGAGGAATTCATTGAGGTAAAGACTAACACAGATAAATTGACTGCTTTCAATATATCTATTGGTGTCACTGATGAATTTATGCAAGCTGTAGAGTCGGAGACAGAGTTCAATCTTACATTTAAAGGGAAGCCTTATAAGAAGATTGATGCTAGACACCTCTGGGATAAGATTATGCGAGCTACTTGGGATTGGGCAGAACCCGGTATCTTGTTTATAGACCAGATTAACGCCCAGAATAACCTCTGGTACTGTGAAACTATTGCCGCCACAAACCCATGTGGTGAACAGCCCCTTCCTCCCTATGGTGCATGTCTCCTAGGTAGCTTTAATCTAGTGAAGTATATAACCGAGTATCAACCTAACCATTTCAAGTTTGATTGGGAAAAGTTGGCTAATGATGTGCCTGTAGTTATCAGAGCACAAGATAATGTAATTGATAGGACTATATTTCCCCTACCAGAACAAGAGCAGGAAGCAAAAAATAAACGTAGGATGGGAATTGGTTACACTGGGTTAGCTAACGCTGGTGAAGTATTAGGGTATACTTATGGTAGCCCTGAGTTCCTTAAGTTTCAGTCTCGTATAGCTAAGTTGATTGCCAATGAATCCTATAAGGCATCAGCTATGTTAGCTAAGGAGAAGGGTAGCTTTCCTCTACTTGATAAAGAGAAATACCTCCAAGCTAAGTTTATTAGTGTATTAGACAAAGAGGTTCAGGAGTTAATCCAAGAGTATGGTATTCGTAATAGCCA